AAATTAAGAATTTCTTCTAGTTTCTTCATATAATTACTTATCGTTTTGCGCCGTTGTGGAATAAGTCTTGTTCATTGAGTATCCTAAATTTTATACCCTTTGATTTACACCAAGTCTGTGCAGCCTGCCATTTGGCAAGATTTTTTACATACTGCATTTGATTATGTCGATTCTTGCCAACCTTTTCTCGTAGAGTTTGATTTTGTGGTTTTACTTCGATTAACTCAACATTCATCTTGTTATTCTTATCTACATATTGTATAAAAAAATCTGGAACATATATAGTTTGTTTGCCAGTCAACGGACAACGATAAGGTATACTGATAGCTTCACTGGCCCACTTTTGTATTGATGGATTATTGTCGCAGAATCTCATGAACGCCCATTCCCATGAACTCCTGTATGTTGGACTTTTATTTCCTACATATTTTTCAGGGTTTTGTAGCGTATATTTTCCTTGAGCAAATCGACTCATAACCTTATATTACGACTTTCTAAGGTTTCTTCTACAGTAGTTAATTTAAATCCTAGAGCAGATGTCCTATCTCTGTAGGCATTCATAATCTCTGTGACTACTTGACTTAGTTGAATTTCAGATAGTCCACTGAGTGTATCAACTAATTTAAAAGGACTTACATCGTCAAGTCTAGCCTGATTTAAAAGTACGATGGCTGTGCTTTTTGCAGCCTGTTCAGAAAATCCTCTTTTTAAAAAGAAACCAAGAACTGCATCAATTTGATTCGATGGAAACGTGATCTGATGTTTAAAATATTTGTCGAAAAATGCTCTAACTTCTTCTGAGCTCTCAGTGTTTTCAACTGGTGGTAAATTTGTTATTGCCAAGATTAAGGTCCTCCGCCGGTAACGTTCCTAGCAGTTGCCACAGTAGTTGTTGCGGTATTAGATATCGGGAACGATGTATTGTTTATTCCGCTAATACCTTGAGTGGCTACAGTTTGGAGGCCTTTTGTAGCAATGCCTGTAACTTCTTGAGTTACACCTGCTTTGCTGAGATTTTTTGCATTTTGATATGTGTTTACTGCGGTAATAGCTGTAGAGATAAAATCTAAAGGACTTTCAAATGCTCGACCGCTGGCTATGTTACCGGATACTGCTTCAATACCAGCTAATACTCCGCCAGAACCAAATAATGTTCTTGTTCCACCACCTGCTAGGCTTAGAGGACTTGGAACAGTATCGTAATGTTCGATACCAAATCCCGGAGGATTTCCTTGATATACATTACCAGTATCATAATAGACCGCTTCGTAGTCAAGAGTCATTGAATTTTCTACTGGAGCAGATGCAGAATAATCCATAGTGTCATGATTCCATGCACTGATAATTGGATTAACTAGTGTAGCACTGTTCCACGAGTGTCTTGCCATTTGATAGATAGTAATCTTATCAAAGAATGGAATGCTACTGTTATTATCTAGACCGTAGGTTGTTCTTACATAACTAGGTCCTAGCATACTGGTTCTGTTATATGCACCATATTGCTTAGACGCTGTAGGATCTGCATAGTAATAGCTGTAGTAGTTTTCCCACAATTGACGAACAACGCCAAAGTTATCATCATGGAAGGTGATGTTAATTGGTTGATAATCTATTTTTGTCTGTACTACTTTTTTTCTATTGTACTGATTTAACTTTTCTGTAGTTATTTGAAACTTAGGCATGTCTGCCTTTTTAACCAACATATTAATTTCGTTCTGATGCTGATACTTAAAGTTTAAACTTTTAAGAGCATTAGTATTGATACTAAAAACTACGTGGAAAAGAAACTTAACCTTAGGCGCTAGACGAAAATCATTATCAGTGAATAGTCTAGCCGCGTGTTGGAAATCCCCAAGTGTTCCCTTAGGGTTTAATAATCCGTTGGTTAAGTATTTTAAAAAAGGACTGGCCATACTTTTATTTATCGGTATGGATTAACTGGGTAGTTTATAAACATCCGTAAAAAAGGGCCAGTTAAGGCCCTTTTTATTAGATACCGCCGCCAGTTGCTAGTGTGTTTACTGTACGTCCAACTACTGTACCTAAACCAGTACCTTGTGGTGTCTGGATACAGTTGTCTGGTTGTATAGTTAAATCAATTGTAGCAGGACCTTGTTCTGCATAGCTTAGTGATTGATAGTTTGCCGCAGTAATGTAGCAACCATAGCACTCCCATGTTTCTAAAACATTAGGAGTGTTAGCGCCGTTACCGCCGTCTAACATTTCAATTCTCATTGAGAATTTATAATCAATTGCTGAAGCCGCAGAGCTCTGTTCAAAGAAGTCAAACTGCTTTTGCATCTGTTCGCCAACTAGTTTTTGTACAGCGCCGGTTACGTCATCACGTAGGCTAACAGCAATAGTAGCCCATGTGTGCTTACCAGCATAGTGAATCTTACTGTTGTAAACTTCAATAACTTGGTCAGCAAACGTTACGTTTGGACGAGCCGCAGAAATTACTTGTTTTGTAAGTTCTGTTGTTGGTGTTGATACACCAAAGTTTTCAAACATCACTCTAAAGCGATATTTTAACTTTGGCATTAACAGTCCCTGTGCGCTAGCGGATTGATCGCTAGCTAGGGGAACTGTAAATTTTGATAATGTTGCGATTGCCATTTCTTAGCTCCTATGTTCTATTTATAGCCCAGAGATCTCGCCAGTGTTCTTCAAGCGTAATGGAATGTAAATGAATTCCACTGCCTTAACTGGTTCAATAGCGATATCAATGTACAACTCGTTACGATCGATTCTGCTTGGAGTGTTGTTAGACTCATCGCAAACTACTAGGTAGTCGTAAAGAGCACGTTGACCTACTAGTTCTAATAATAGGCTTTCAACTGCGGCCTTAATCTCATCTCTAGTGATCTTATCATTAGGTTCAAAGATATAAGGTTTAGCAAGAGCACTTAGCTGTCTACGTAGATAAACTACTAGACGTGCTACGTTAATACGATCTAATGCACTTGCGGCTCTAGCACGAGTATATTGGCCATAGTTAACTAGACCAGTACCTGTGATAAATGTAATTGGGTTTACTTTAATGCTTGCTAGTGTATCACGTTGACCAACGTTTAGAGCGACTGATTTAAATTCGCCTTCTTGGCTGTCAACATAACCAACTGCTGTAGCATTAGTAATACCGCCACGACGTACACCTGCTGGTGCAAACCATGGATAAGCAACTTGGTCGTTCAACGCGATAGTGCGTAGGATCATGTGGCTTGGTGGAACAACTACGTTGTTACCAAAGTTATCGCTGGTGTAACCCCATGGATAAAATACGCCTAGATACTCATCGCTAGATACTAGACCAACATCGTTGTCTTCTACTGCTAGATCTTGGTTTGTACCCCAATTTAACAATGTTGTAGCATCACTGGTTAAACGTGCAGGTGTGTCACCAACTACGAATGCTGTTAATCCACGATCGTAGTTCAAGCTGACTAATTCACCGATTAGTTCTGGATAACCTGGGCAAGCAATCAAGTTAAACACACGTGATTCTTCATCACGGATCTGTTGGTTGCTGTTTACAGTTGCCTGTAGAGCTTGTACGATAACCTTACGCTGTGCTTTACGTCCAAATGTTCCTGAACCGTCTTCTTGGTTGCCAGACTCTGTTACCCAACGGTGTGGATAGTAGCTGTCCATTGACTCGTTGTTATTGAAACGCTCGTTGTCTCCGGCGACATCAACATAATTCTGAACGAATTTCTTAACGTTGAATCCTGAACGACGTAGGTTCCATAGCAACATGCCTTTTGGATATAGTGCTGGATCTGGAGCGTCAAAGTCTAGGAAGTTGTTGGTTAATAAGTCTTCAATTGACCCAGCTTCATCACTGGTTGCGCCTGATGTGTTGTAACGAGCATCGGCAAATAACACACCGTCTTCTGTGCTTTGGTCTGTCTTGTCAACTAATACCCAACGCTGTAGATCTTCATTATACTTATAGATAGTTGGAAAATTCTCAATATCGTTTGTGTCAATCCATAGATCGCCAGTTACTAGATCCCCGCCATCTGAGCGATCACCGTCTTCTGGTTGTGTTGCAGAAACAATCGGTCCCATTGGATCAGTATTGCCTGTGCCGTCGCCGTGATCAAAATTGCTATAGCCAACCCATGTAGTTCCGTTGTGGATCATAATATCAATCTCATCAATAACTGAACTGTACCATAGTGTACCGTCTTCAGTTAATGAACTTGGGGCATCAGCGCCAGCTGTATGGCTTAGTTCTTCCCATAGGGTAGCAAGAAAGTCTGCACCAGTACCAGCAGCCGCATCAACTAGGTTAGTAGTTGCCGCAGATCCGGATGTTGCAAAACCAATATTAGCAAGAGCGCCATCGGTATCAGTAAATAATATTTCACCGCCTTGTGCATGACTAATCACAACTCTGTTCTGGCTATCAACTTCTGCTGTAACATTTTGGAATCCAGCTGAGTTAATTGCGCCAGCGATCACATCTGCATCAGTTGTAGCACCGGTTGCTGTAAAGCTAACTGTTATTGGTGATTCTAAACTTTCACTACCTGCGTCTGATTCTGCTAGAATAAACTCGTAATCTCCAGCTGTTAAGCCGTTCGCGCCAGCTGTGACTGTAACTTTAGCAGAAGTAACAGTTGTTGCACCGACTGCCGATCTGCGAAAAATATTAAAATCTGCAACTGTTGGAGATGCATCAACACCAGAGTTTTCAGTTACATTAGCTTTGGTAAACAATGTTCCAACTGCCAGGTTTGCGCCGCCACCTGTTCTGTCTAAATTGTATAGAGCTGACTCGTTTGTTGTATAGATAGGAGCTTCTACTGATTCCCACAACTGTGTTGTAGAATTGTAACGTTTAACTCTCCAACGTGCTCCATTATTTGGTTCTGTAGTTTTAATCCATACAGATCCAGTAGCACGACCAGTAAACGAAGTTGATGATACTCTCTTAAATTCAGGAACTTGTGTATGTTTTTTAATTTCTAATTTAGGTGCATTAAATGTTCCAGCAGTTAATCCTGTGTTAGTTAAAGTACCGCCTATTGTGATAGTGTCTATACTTCCATCGGAATACAAAAGTAAAGAATTTCCAGATTTATTAGCAACTACGCCAGAAACACCTGCACCGTCGATTGTAGTTATTAAGGTATCAACATCCCAGTCAGTTCCTGTAATAATATTAGTACCGTTAATTGTAAAAGTTTGAGACAATGCGCTTCCGCTTACGGCTGATCCACTTACAGTTGGCCAGCTTGCTGTCCAATCATTGGAACCAACTTTAACCCATGCTCCTGTGGTATTTTTGTAAAACAACTCGTAGGGTGTTCCGGTCGCATCGATTGCGTAATCGCCAATAGCGCCTACTGAAGTCTTAGGAAAACCAGCTGACATTTTAGTAGTATCTGTGATTACAATCGGGGTCTTGTTAGTGAATGTCTGTGCAGTAGTAGGACTAGTTGCGGATTTAGCTGTGTTATCCCATTCAAAAATACCAAATGCTGTGTTAGCAGTATCAAACCAGTATGTACCGTTTGATGGTTCACCGGTTGGTGCATCTGCGCTAGCATCTAGCTGATTTAGGTCAACGTCTGCACGTACTACGAAAGCACGGTTGCTAACACCTAACAAGCTATAGGCCGCTTGTAGACCGTATTCGTTCTGCTCGCCAGCATGGATAGGATTGTTATTAGCGTCAGTTTTAAATACTGGATCGCCGAATGTATCCGCCAAGTCTTTCTGGCTAGTTAGAAGATAAACTTCTCCAGCGTTGGCCTTAAGTGTGCCAGGTG